CCCACAGTCAGGCGATGTTCTCATCGTGGCTGGCTTGCCATTGACAGGCACAGGTGCGGCAGCAACAACGACATATGCCTTCGCTGCAACTGCATCGGTCATTACGATTTCAGGTTATGTAAACAGGATTTCCTAATGGCTAATCCAAATCGCAGAGGTCAAGCAAGCGCATCAGTAAGAACTGGTATGACTGGTTCAAATGTTACGCCTTGGACTAATACACATTTTGTTCTTCCGTACGGCTTGCAACTACAACAAACTAAAAATGCTGGCGATACATCAGTCACAATTCCCGCTGGAATCAACTTTGTTTATGCTATTGCAGTTGGTGGTGGCGGTGGTGGTATTATTGCTGGTTCAGGTGGAGCAGGTGGCGTTGCTTGGGGTTGGACTTTAGCAACATCTTCTTGTGTAGTTGGTGCAGGTGGTACCAATGCTCAAGGTGGCTATACACGATACGGCAATGTGATTGCTGGTGGCGGTGGTGTCGGAAATCAAGCAGGAATAATTGGCGGTGCTGGTGGCGGCGGTAGCACTGGTGTAGCAGGTGCTGGTTCAACAAATTATTGGGGAATTCCTGGCGGTGCTGGTTTAGCAGGCAGTGTTGGAACTAAAGGTATTTCAGGCGGCGGTGCTGGTGGCGGCGGTGGAACAAGCACAAATGCTACAGCAGGTGCGGGTGGAGATGGTATTTCGGGCGGCGGTGGCGGTAGATGTGAAACAACTGGAAGCGGAACAAATACTGGCGGTAATGGTGGCAACGGTTTAGTAGGCGGTGGCGGTGGAAATGCAACTGTATCAACAGGCACTCGTATTGGTGGCACAGGCGGCAACGGAATAAACATTCTTACTGGCGCACAAACAACTGGCGGTGCAGGAACAACTGGCACAAATACAAACGGCGGTGGCGGTGGTGGCGCAGGTATTGCAGGTAATGGAACTGCTGCATCAGGTTTGAATGGCGGTGCAGGTGGACTTGGTGGCGGTGGCGGCGGTCAAGGAGCAACTGCAAGCAATCAAACAGGTGGCGCAGGAATACTTTACCTTTTCTACTAGGGAGCAACTATGAGCGCAACAATTTATAGCAATTCACAATTTACCGATACACCTTATGGACTCAAACTGCAACGCACAATTACTGCAACAGGAACAACATCAATCACAGATATTCCTGCTGGTATTCAAAGAGTTTATGCAATCGTAATTGGTGGTGGCGGTTCAGGCGCTTCTTATACAACTGGTGGCGGTGGCGGTGGTGGAGCAGGCGGTTACTCCGCTGGTTGGACTTATGTTTCAAACACAGTAACAGTTGGCGCAGGTGGTACTGGTGTTGCAACAAATGCTACAAGCGCCAACGGCGGTTCATCTATTTATGGAATGGTTATGGCAGGCGGTGGTGCAGGTTGCGACCTTGCAAATCAAGGTCGCGGTGGCGGTGCAGGTGGTGCAACAACAGGTTCTGGTTTTATATCTGGAGTTTCTTACACAGGCACTCCTGCTGCTTCTACTGGCAACATTTCTTACGCAAGTGGCGGCGGTGCTTCAGGTAGTGCTGGTGGTGCTGGTGTTTCAACTGGTGGCGGTGGTGGAAATGCTACTGTAACTGGAACATTGACAGGCGGTGCAGGTGGTCGTGGACTTATTTGTGGCGGCGGTGGTGCAGTAGGAACAGTAGGTGTTGGCACAGGCGGTGCTGGTGGTACTGGTGATTTATACGCTGGCGGAACTGCAACTGGTGGAACTGGAACAACCTATGGCGGCGGCGGTGGCGGTGCAGGTTACACATCTGCTGGTTTTGCTAATGGTTATCCAGCAGGAATATCAACTGGTGTTCTAAATGATGGTGGCAAAGGCGGCTCAGGTGGTGGCGGTGGAGGCGGTGCTGGAACTGGTGGTACTGCTGGCTCAGGCGGTAACGGCGTTGTTTATCTTTACTACTAAGGAGTTCTAATGGCTATCAAATACGAATACAACTCACCTTGCTGCGGTCATTTCTACATTGAGACTCGCAACGCTGAGGATGCTCAGGTTATGACAAAGTGCAATCTTTGCGGGCAGGGCGAGTATGTGCTGACGGCGCAGACTGATTTAACTGATACTATTACGCAAGCCTGATTTACAAGGGGCGCTAACAGGGAGATACAAATGGGTCTACGCGACCGTATCGCAAAAGCAATAGCCGGAACTGACGTCGAAAAAGCAGCACCGAATTTACCAGCTGGCTCGGTAGTAATGAACGAACAGCAAATGCGTAACGCAGCACCGGGAGCAATCGGCCAAAATTACGGAACAGTAAACGCTCTCCCACGTAACCCACTATTGGCCGGAGTGCCTTTCGGTCCGGGTATTCCAATTACACCGGGAGCAATCAACCCGGTAAACCCAATTACCGGAAGACCGGAACCGCGACGCTACGAATACCAAGTCGCACAAAACATCAACATTACAGAAACACGCCTAGTACCGTTTAAGACATTACGCGCAGCGGCAGACCAGATTGACATACTCCGTCGTTGCGTAGAAGTAATTAAAGGCAAAACGGCCGGACTAGAATGGGATATTGTCCTCGGAAATGACGCTAGCGAAAAGATAGTTAGCGAAAGCGGGGGCGACCATGTACGCGCAATGGTAAAAGCGCGCGAAGATTTTAATGATGAGATTGACCGTATTCGTTCGTTCTGGGAAAACCCGGACAAAGCAAACGGCCTTACATTTACTGATTGGCTTAACATCGCGCTAGAGGAAATCCTCGTAATTGACGCATTAGCAATTTGGCCGCAAAAGACAGTAGGCGGAGACCTATACGGCCTACAGATTTTAGACGGCGCAACTATTAAACCGATGCTAGATGACAGAGGAATGCGACCTATGCCGCCGCAAGCTGCATACCAGCAAATCCTTTACGGATTCCCACGTGCAGAATTCAGCGCTAATAACGATGACCCAAAAGCTGATGGCGAATTTACATCAGATGACCTTGCGTACCTCGTTAAAAACCGACGCACTACAAGCGTGTATGGATACTCACCGGTAGAGCGCTCATTACCTCTAGCAGATATTTACCTACGCAGACAGCAATGGATTCGCGCCGAATACACAGACGGAGTATTGCCGGAACTCATGTTCTCAACAGATGCTACATGGGGAACTAACCCTGACCTATTGCGCGCGTGGGAAGATATCCTTAACGACGACTTGGCCGGACAAACAGAGCAGCGCAAGCGCGCACGTCTATTGCCTACAGGAATTACACCTATTGTAAATGACGCATACGGAGAAAAATTTAAGGATACGCTTGACGAATTTCTTATTGCTTCCATCTGCGGACACTTCGGGGTACAGCCTACAGAGATTGGCTATAACCCTAAAGGCGGATTAGGGGGCAAGGGATTCGAAGAAGGAAAGGCCGGCAACGCTGAGGCGCTAGGAGTACAGCCTCTCGTAAACTGGCTTAACAAAATGATTACTAACCTTTCATACGCGTACCTCGGAATGCCAAGAGAATTAGAATTCCGACTCATGGCAAGTAAGCGCCAAGACGACGAAGCGAGCGCACGTAAGTCACAGATTGAAGTTACCAGCGCCGGTAAAACAGTAAACGAGCGACGCAGCGAATTAGGATTACCGCTATTGGATACTCCGCAAGCGGACATGCCAATGCTGGTAAGCGGAAGCAGCGTGTACCTATTCTCACCTGACGGCTTAATTAACCCGGCGGCCGAAAGCGCTCCACAGCTAGAAAGCGATGGAACTACGGAAGTACCCGGAAGCGCAGCTGCACCAAAAGAGGAGATACCGGAAGGTAAAGACACCTCTAACGAAGTAGCGGCCGAAGTCAAAGCGTTTATGAAATGGGCTAACAAAGGCGCACGTAAAAGAGATTTCGAATTTAAGATGATTGACCCGATAGTTGGCGAAGCGTTAAACCGTTGCGCAGTAGAAGGCGACCTCGATACGGCTAGGTCATTGGCAAAGGCCTACCTAGCATGACGTGGGGCGCACATAAGGCCGATGTGCGCATAGCGGCAAAGAATTCAGTAACGATGCGAGCTGCACTCCGGGCAAGTATTAACGCGCGTGCAATCTATGAGGCGTATCAGGATACTCACCCGTTTGTCACAGATAACATTACGCAAGACCGTACCCGCGCTCGCGCGTGGGCTATGCTGCATGTAAAAATTGATATAGAGCCGATTGCCGGGGCGCTAAAAAAGATTTATACAGATGGATTCCTACTCGGATTAGACGCGAGCGCAGAGGCTATAAGCCAAGCAAAGACTGAATACAACAAAGCTGCAATTACAAAGGCCAAGAAGAAGGAAGAAAGCCCGGATTACGTAGACTGGAATAATTGGAAACCGGGAAACCGCGCGGCCGCACTCCTATACAGACCTACCGGAGCGTTTGAAAAACTACTCAACGACGCTGGAATTACAAGTAAGAAGATTGCCGCTAACGGATTTGACCGGATTGGAACTGCGCTTGCTGACTCGATTGCGGCCGGATTCAGCCCGGCGAGAGCTGCAAAAGTAATTACAGAGAAGATAGGCGACCCGGCGCGAGCGCTAACGATTGCAATTACCGAACAAAACAGAGCAATGAGCCTAGCGGCGATGGAGAATTACAAAAATGGCGGAGTAGAGAAGGTGGAGTGGAGCGGGGCTAACCCTTGCGACATTTGCGCACCGAACGAAGGTCAAGTAGTAAATACCGGAGACGCGTTCGCAAGCGGAGATACAGAGCCGCCGGTACACCCGAACTGCCGCTGCGCAGTATTACCGGTAATTGACGATGCTTATTACGCGGAACCTAATACCAGCGGGGTAGATAACATTATGCCTACCGAAGAAGCTGCACCGGCCGCGCAGCAAGAGGCAAGAGTATTAAGCGACAGCGAATACCGCGCATTAACTACTACGCAAGCAACTGCAATCAAACCTACGCTAACGGAAGCCGAGCGTACAGCGGTTCACGCATACAAAGGCGAAGATTATTTCATAATTAACCGATACTTGCGTGAAGGTAACATCGCATTTGGAAGAGGAGTAAGGTTAGAAAGGCAAGAGCAAAGAATTGCCGAAATAAAACCTTTTATTGAAAACCTCAAACCGGTAATTGACCGCACAAAACCGCTAACCGAACCGATTATTGTATTCAGAGGCGTAAACACTCAATACGGTAATGAATTATGGGGAGCGGGAGTAGGAAGCGAATACCAAGATAAAGGATTCGTATCTACCACGTTTGAACACTCTAAATCGTATTCATTCGGGTCTACGCGATTAGAGATTACAGTACCGGCCGGAAACAAAGGCCTAGCAATAGACGGCCTATACCAGCGCCAAGAATCAGAATTCCTACTACAAGCTGGCACAAAATTTAGGATTACGGGATACGATGAGAACCCGGCTAACGCTAATTCAATTTACGACCGAGTAATTAAGGTGGAGGTAATTAAGTGAGTGAAAAGCGCAATAGATTTATAGACAATGGCGTAGGAATAGTCTGGCTAAAAAAGACTAACGGCGACGCAACGCCGCACGAAAAACCGGACACTCAGGGTACAATTACCGAACATTCAGAGGAGAAATAAATGGCATTAGTACACTTAAATAACACCGTACAGACAACTGCAACGCTTATTGCTTCATTACCGCCAAGCATGGGTCAAGGTCAAGCAATACAAATTTACAATGGACACTCTGCGGCTATTTTCGTAGGAGATGCAAGTATTGCAACATCAGGTGCAACTATTGGCCGCACGATTGCAGCAAGCGGCACATTTCAATTATGGCTTAACGGCGGAGATAAAGTGTATGCAATCTCAGCTGCACAAACAGCGGCCGGTGCAGTCGTAGTAACTTATTCAGCGTAATTAACTAAGGAGCAACTGGTGCAAGATTTAACTACAGCGTTTTTCGAGATTGTAAAGTCAGACCGCAACGCAGACGGAACAATGATGGTCTACGGTAAGGCTACAGACGATTCACTCGACATAGACCAGCAAATCTGTGACCCGGCTTGGTTAGACCGCGCAATGCCTGATTGGTTTAAGACTGGCGGAAACATCAGAGAGCAGCACTCAAACATCGCTGCCGGTGTTGCAAAAGAATACGAAAAGAAGCAAGACGGCCATTACATTCATGCGCTAGTAGTAGACCCTATTTCAGTAAAAAAGGTAGAGACCGGCGTACTCAAAGGATTCAGTATTGGAATTAAGGCTCCAAGAATTGTGCGCGACGAGAAAGCAGCAAACGGCCGAATTATTGACGGCCAAATCGTAGAAGTTTCAATCGTAGACCGACCTGCCAACCCTAATTGCCAGCTAGTACTCGCCAAGAGCGTAGCCGGCGAAAGCGGCATTTGGAAGGTAGAAGAGCTGATTGAAAAAGAAGAAAATGTAACGGAAAAAGCCCTAGACTTAGACCGTAACTTAAAAGAAAGCGGAAAAGTGAAGACAGCCTCAGCACTCGTTGATACTGCTAAATCGCTCGCAGCCGGAGACGTCAAGAAGTTCGACCAAAAGTTGTACGACGACGCTCGCCGCGCATTGGCTCAACTTATTGTGGTTGAAGCTGGCGAGATGAGCGAAGGTAGCAACGAAGAAATGTCTATTGCTCATCTTCTCTCCGCAGTACATCATCTATTCGCTTGGTATGAGGGCGAAGAAGAAGAGGGAGAAGTCATGGAAAATATTGAAATGTCTGCAAAGAAAGACGTAGACGGAATGGACTTATGCGCTAATTGCGACAAGTCGGAAAAAGAATGCAAATGCGCCGGGGGATACAAAGCAATGGAAAAGAAAGAAAAAAGCGTCGAAGGCCATAAGTGCCTCGAATGCGGTTGCGAAGTTCCGCAAGACTCACATGGGCGCAGCGATGTAACTACTGCGGAAATGGTTTCGCCTGACGAAACACCTAAGAGCGCAGACGCAGACGAAGAAGTAAAAGAATTAGAAGAGCAGGAATTGCCGGCAGTAGAAGAAGCTGCGGCAACTGAAGAAGCAGCACCGGCAGAAACCGAAGAAGCTGCAAAAGAAGATTCCACTACTGAGACAGTAGAGGAAGAAGTAAAAGCCATAGTAGAGGAAGCAGTAAAGAGCGCGACAAAGTCACTTTCGGTAGAGATTGCAAATCTGTTATCTGCAAATAAGGCAGCGACAGATAAAGCGGTAAGCCTAGAGACAGAGTTAGCGACTGCAAAGTCACTCGCGGCTTCTGGTGGTCCTAAGCGGACTATCAAGCCAATAGACCACGCGTCAAATGACCTGTTGGTAAAAGCCGCTACATACAAGGCAAAAGCAGACGCATCAACCGACCCGGATTTGGCTAAGGGATACAAAGCGCTATACCAAGAATTTCTCGGTAAGCATGCTGCCCTAACTGAATCCAACTAACCGAAAGGAAATACCGTCATGGCCGAAATGCCACGCGCTAAAGACCTGTTCGGCGACGCAGCACCAATCGAAGCAGCAAACCGCATGGAGGAATACACCGAAGTTCTCGGTAAAGCTCTTTCACATGGTTCATCTGTTCCGGGTATGGCACCTGTCGCTGACCCAGTCGCAGCAATCGAGTCACTCGTTGCTAATAAGTCACTAACAGGAGACGCACTAGCTGGTCTTAACTCTGCTCTCGCTTCACAGCGTACAGCGATGCAAGATATTCAGAAAGACATCTCCCTTACTTCACCTCTCTCAACATCTTTCGCAGCGTTCGACCTCGAAGCGCCTGCAAAGTTGCTTACTCCACGTCCAACACCTCTACGTAACCGTATTCCACGCAAGAAGGGCGTTGGCACATCACACCGTGTTAAGCGCATTCTCGGATACACAGGTACAGGTACAGGCGGAGTAGGAAATACATGGCCGGGAATCACCGAATCTACTACAACAGCATTTGGTTCAATCAACTACGAGCGTGGTCCAAAGATTGCGTACGCAGCTGATGATTTGATTCTTCCTTACAACTCATACTCACTATCTGACTCAGTATCATTCGATGCTAATTTTTCAGGCATGGGTTACCAAGACCTCCGTCAGTTGTCTTCAACATCTACTCTCTACGCAACTATGTTGATGGAAGAGCGCATGATGCTTATGGCACGCGGTACAGCAAGTGGATACGCGGGCGCACTTTCAGCACCTACATTCACAAAGGGTGCAGCAACAGCCGCAACAGGTCAGACTGCAATCGCAGCAACTACCTATTACATCAACGTAACAGCTGACGCGGGTATCTCAGGTTCAGGATTCGGTGAGTCAATCATCGGAACTGAAACATCTCAGACAACTACATCAGGTCAGGTTCTTACAGTTACAGTTTCTACTCCTGTCGCTGGCGCACTTGGTTACAACATCTACGTTGGTACAACTACTGGTAACGCAAACCTCAAGTATCAGGGAACTCTCAAGGGAACCGGTACATTCACAATTCAGGGTGCAGCGTCAATCCAGCGCACCGGAAACACAGCGCCATTGACAACAACTGGCGCAGCTGCTTCACGTGCGGCCGCTGACACATCTGCATACGCAACAGGTTACGACGGAATTCTTCCTACAGTACTTGGCGCTAACTCAGGTTACAACAATGCGATTAACACTACGTTCTCAACATCAAATCCTGGTGCTGAGTATCAGACTGTATTCGCAAGCCTCTACGACGCAGTAAAGGCTGACCCAGACCTCGTTCTACTTAACGGTAATGACCGTAAGCAACTCTCTGACGCAATCAAGAGCGGCTCAACAGCAAACTACCGTTTGAACATCACTAACCCGGGCGAAAACGGTGGAAACACTTACGGCTCAATCGTTACTGGTCTTCAAAACGAAGTTACAGGTAAAGCAGTAGACCTAGAAGTACACCCATGGCTACCACAGGGCGTATCTCCAGTTCTCTCATTTACACTTCCAATCCCTGACACAGAGGTTAGCGATGTATGGGCTAACTTTATGGTTCAGGATTACATGGGTATTCAGTGGCCTGTTACACAGTTCGCGTACGAATTCTCAACTTATTTCCGTGGAACATTCTTCTGTACCGCTCCTGCATGGAACGGCGCAGTCTCAGGTATCGTTTCTGCATAATAAGTAAGGCAGGAAAGGGAGCGTTAGCAATAGCGCTCCCTTTCTTCTTAACATCTAGGAGGCAGCATGGCAAAAAGAATGGTCGCGCCGGATAAAGGCGTAAGAGAAACAACGATTGGCAATAGAAGTTACACGCCAAGTAAGCAAGGTATTTACACAGTAAGCAATCAAGACGCAAAGGCAATGAAGGCCGAAGGATTTATTGAAGCCTCACTCATGGGGGCTACGACTAATAGCGATAATCTCGGATACACTTGCGTAGAGTGCGGATTTGGCAGCTGGTTCAAAACATGCGGCCGATGCGGTCACGATAACGGCTCAGGAATTAAAACAGACGGAGATTAGATATGGCGACCGGAGTAACTACGCAGCACCCGTTCAACGAAAACCCGTACATTACGGTTGCTGAATATAAAAACGCTCCAACATCTATTGACTACGATAACCTCGTAGTAGGCGGAAACGCAGCTGCGCAAGACGCAGAGCTGGCTAACGTAATCTTACGCGCTTCTTCATTTATGGATGAGTACCTAAATCAAAACCTCAACGCGTCTACTCAGGTCGAAAATCAACGCACCCGAATGACCTCTAGTGGATTCCTTGCGATACACCCGAACAATAACCCGGTTATTTCATTACAAAGCCTGTCATACGGAACTGACCCTAACAGCCTAGTGTCAATGAGCGACCCATCTAAAGCGTGGTTCGAAGACCAGCAAATCATTGTGCCGCTATCACAGTTGGCAACTACTTATTCCTCACAGGGCGCGCTCTCGTTCGGCGTAGGCGCAGCGCCACGTCAGCAAATCTTTGTCACCTATAATTACACATCGGGTTACGTTAATAATTTGATTGCAAGCGCAACGGCCGGAGCAACTAGCATGACGGTACAGACTGCCAACGGAATTGTGGCCGGAATGCAACTACGAATTTACGACGGAGCAAACAGCGAGCGCGTAACGGTGGCAAGTAATTACACATACGGCTCTACAACGGTGCCATTAGCCTCTGCGTTGGCGTATACGCACGCAAGCGGGGTGGCGTTCGGTAATCTACCGCAAACGATTAAAGAGGCCTGTATCCTCGTTACAACGGCGTTTTTAAAGATACGTGGAGATAACTCCCTAACAATGAACGTGACAACTCAGCCTACGGGCAACGTAAGCGGAGCAACTATGTTCGGCGGAGAGATTGCTATTGCCACAAAAATGCTTGACCTGTACCGACGGATTCGATAATGGCAGGGCGCACCGGCGTACGCGCTACGTTATACAACTGGTTAAGCACCGGAAACATTTACGGCCTTAATCAAGTATTTACATCGTTTCCAAAACGTATTGACTATCAAGTTAATTCACAGCCCGGACAATTAAGCAGAGCTGCGGCAGTAATTTTTATTCAGAGCGAGCGCGAAACTCGATTGGCAATAGGAGGAGCGACTAACGGCTGGAAAAGGGTTGATTACTCAATCATTGTGCAGGTCTACCAGCACTCATTAGAACGCAACGCCGAAGAAGCAATGGTTAGTTTTGATAATCTGATTGACGCTATAAAAACACGTCTGCGCGCAGACCACAATTTCGGAGATACAACGGGAAACCTAGTATGGCAAGGCGCGGAACCGGTGATTAGCGCTACCTATGGGGAGCCGGCTACAAATAACGGCGGAGCGACGGAGACGTTTGCTGAGATACAATTTGACGTAACAGAGATGCTACAAGCATAGGAGAAATATGAAAATCACAAACAATACAGAGGGCGCACGCGACTATCCTACGTTTGGCGTCACTTTGGCAGCCGGTGAATCTTTTGACGATTCAAAGAATACAAAAGTAAGCGCACCAATCGTTCCAACAACATCGTCAGACAATACTGACTCGACCGTAGAAGAGGTGAAGTAATAAATGGCAAACGTCCAAGCAACTAACCGGAGTTACCTCGGTATCGCTAAAGAAGTAACACGCGGTACGGCTGTAACTCCAACAAACTTTATTCCCGTAATTGGTTCAAGCCTAAAGCCGGTAGATGTTATTGACCCGCTATATGACGAAGGCCTACGCGGTTCGAACGTAAAGAGCTACAACTACCTACAAGGTCGTACACGCTCAACTTACGATTACAGCGGAGCAGCATTCGCAGATACCATCGGGTACGCAATAGCCGGAGTATTAGGCGATGTAACTACTACAGGAGCAAGCGCACCATACACACATGCTATTGCACTTGAAAACAGCGCAACAGCGGCGGCAGATGCTCAGCCTACATCTTATACAATTACAGATTTCTACGCAGCTGCAGTACGCGCGTATCCGGGCTGCATGTTCAGCGATTTCACACTCAAGTTCAACGCTGACGGAATGCTCGAATACGACGCAAAAATGACCGGTTGGGCTAGCGCGTCAGCGGCTACACCTACACCATCATTTTCTACAATCTTGCCTACTCAGGTATGGCAGGGTGCGGTAACTGTCGGCGGAACTACATTGTCTACAGCGATGACCGGCGAAATCAGCATGAAGCGACCAGTAACACCGGTCTACGGAATTGCAACTACCCAAAACCCTTACCAAATCTTTCTCGGTCCATTAGAAGTAATGGGGAAGATTAAGTTTGTTATGGAAGATAACGCAGAATTAACACGTTACCTTACAAACACTCAACCATCAATCGTGTTCAACTGGTCTTACGGAACAGGTGCAGCATTGGTACAGATTCAGGCAACACTCACAAAGGGTGCATACGTCGCAGCTGCGATTGACCGCGGAGCAGACTTAGTAGAAATCAGCATTGACCTAGTCGGACTAGGCAATACAACCGACGCGGGTACTACAGGTGGGTATTCACCTATTAAGTGGACACTCAAAAACGCACTACCAAGCGGTACATACATCTAATCTCCAAGAGCAGGGGTAAGGTAGAGACTCGAACGCCTTCCCGGGTCTCCCTCCCCTGCTCCCATGATTTACAGTAGGATAAACGGAAGGCAAACAAACAGGAGGCAAGAATGTCTGCAAAAGAAATCACGCTCCCATCAGGGGCAAAGGTAAAACTCAAAGACCCATCATTGTTGCGAGTACGTGACAGAAAAAATGTCATGCGCGCGGGAGATAAAGAAACCGGCGACCTTGCAAAAGCGCTCGCACTAGGAGACGCAGTAGTTGCAATGTTGGTAGAGGAATGGTCGTTTGATTTAATTATTCCGTCAATCAAAACTGAATCGCTAGACGAACTCGAAATCAAAGACTACGACGCACTCGTAGAAGCAACGCAAGATGCGCAGAAAGCATTATTCCCGTCGCTGACAAAGAATGAGGCTAACGAAGAAGACCCAAAAGCGGATACCGGCAGCTCGAAAGATTAAAATGGATACTCAATGGGGGAATGCGAAATGAAAATTTCGATTACCCCGATGAGCATTGGTATTATTACCAAATGGCTGACCGGTTCGGTTGGACTCCTGAGCAAGTAGA